AGTCCCGAACAAGTCGGCTACAACTTCCCTACGTTCTCCGCAACTATTTGGAATGACACCTCTTAATCCGTCCATCTGCCATACGTTCCACGAAATGATGTAAGCGATGTAGTTGATAGATTTCAGTAAAGGGCATTTGCCAAATTTCTGTTGAAAATACTCCACAAAAGAGACAAGCATAGATTCTCGGGCAATGAGTAGATTGTCTCCCTGCCACTCGTAACCGTAGGTACTTTTATAGGCTTCTTGTGCCCACTCAAGCCATTCGCCCGAAGTGGATGTGTTCTCGCTTACCACCCTTAGTTTGCGGTCAAGCAAACCGATACGCTGTTCCAAAGGGATAGTCTCTCCTGTCGTGGTATCATAGCGGCTAATCAGATATGGGGCTTCTCCGCAAGTGATTTCCAGTCGGATATCACGCACATAATCCTTCCAACTTTTGCCCTCCGGGAATATGATACAGCCTTCCGTTGTTTTCCATTTATGATGTCCCTGTTCGTCTGCATATTCGGTATTGAAAACATCCTTTCGTCCGAACCATGCTTCATCAATCAGGTTGTTCTGTGCATTGCATATCCATGATGGAGTGAAGACCTCAGCCATATCACGGGAACGGGTTGATTGGGTATCACGGCTTTTGAGGACACGAGGCATGATGATATGTCCGTTATCTCCTGTTATAAGGTGTGGGAGGATAGGGGAATTGTATTGGTATTCTTTGCCAAGATGTTCATAATCTGAAGTAGCCCAGAAGATATTGCGTTGCATTTCGTCCCTGCTCGTGGTGTGGTCTTTGAGCAAGGTGTTCAGCAATTCTGGTGAAAACTGGAATATGCTATCTTCCAATATATCAACTTCGACAGGCATTTTATATCAAGTTTACGCCCGTCTCTTCTTATGGAAATAAGGGAAAAAGGTTCTTCTCTTGGTAAGCGTTGGACGGATTCGCTAAACATTCATGGTTTCACAGCAAATCCAGTATTCTTTTATTGGCTTTATCTACTACTGTAGTATCCAGCGATGCAAGATAAATCTGTGTAGTGTTCTCAGAATCATGTCCCATTCCCTCGCTTATGACAGAAATGGGCACATTACGGCTCTTGGCGATACTTGCCCACGAGTGCCGACCGACATACATAGTTAATGGTATTGGCAAATCCAACTGCTTTCCAATTTTCTTCAACAGATGGTTCACACGGTGAAGTTCGTTGGCGTATTGCTTCCGATAATCTTCGTCCCGTTTTGTAATGATGGGCAAGAGGTATTCCGTTTCGTTTACTGGATATTTGTCAAGAATCTCTTGCATACACTTTTCCCATCTGATGAACAACTGCTGTCCTGTCTTACGTCTGCGATAGGAAAGAGTACCATTCTGCAAGTCCTTCTTTCTCAGATAAGCCATGTCGATGAACGACATTCCCCTTGTGTAGAAACAGAACAGGAACATATCACGGGCATAATCAAGATTGGGCTTCAATGACAAGTCCAGTCCTTTGATACGTCTGATGTCATTGAGCGACAAGGCTCGCTTCATTGTTTTCTCCACTCCCGTGTAAACGGACTTGAACGGATGTCGTTGCTCGGTCAGTCCATCTTCCACCGCACGGTTATAGACGGCTTTTAGAATACGCATATAGAAGGATATAGTATTGGGCGTATTTCCCCTTCCTTTCAAATAAGCCTCGTACTCTGCCAACAAATCCGCATTAAGCTGGTCAAACAAGACATCCTTGCCATTTATAAAACCGTTAAAACTTCTGAGTGCAGCTGTATAAGTCTCTGAGGTGCGTATTTTGCCCAAGCGTTTCAGTCTCGCTATCTGTTGGCTGATGTAAGCGTTGAATGACAATTCTTGCCTGTTTTCATGAAAGCGCATGACTACATCATCCGTTACGAATGTGCCGGATTGAAATAACTTGTGTATGATTTTGTTCAGCCTGTCCTTGTCCCACTTGATGCGTGAACCGATTGAAAGCAGGTAGTTGTTCCTCTCTTGTCCTGTCAATAGATGATGCAAGACAACCGTTTCGGAATGGCTGTCCCATTCCGAAACAAAAAGTTTATACTCGGTGTTTATCTGTCTGACCACACGGTTGTGAATGACCTGATAGTAGAGTGTGCCCTCCTTACCGTTTACGGTAGATGGACGGAACTTGACCTTTACTGATGCCATATCAGTCGGATTTTGATTGCTCCCACTTAGCGTACATCTCCCTTGAAAGTTCCACAATCTCCCTGCTCAACTTCACAAGATCAATGGTACAACTCTCCAGTTTGTAAAGCAACGCCATCGCCTTCTTCTCCGAAAAATGGCAGCGTAGCTCTTTGACTACCTGATTGTAGTTCGTACCAATGGCACGGAACTGGGCGTGAAAGTCCGACAGTTTAGTCGTGTAGTCCACCATCGTCTTGTCCACCTTCAGTACCTTGAACTTCTGCCCGAAGAAGTGTGCCTTGAGAAAGACGGCTTTAGCGTACACCTCTGATTCCTCGTACATCGTGAGAAACTTGTTCCATTCCTCATCATCGAAGCGCACCATCACGCAGTGTGTCTTCGGGTTCAACTTGGGATTTCTCCCGTACTTGCTCTTCTTTTTCATTCTTCTTATTCTTTTAGTTTAATGATTCATTCATAGTCTAATCTCCGATTAAAGAACCCCGAAATTATCCGACTGCGGAGGATAATTCAGCCCACGGCGGTGCAAGGATTTTCAGTCCCATAATTATATTTTTGAATAATTATGTGTTGTTTGAATTTTTATATGAAAATCAATGTTTTAAGCTTCCAAATGTGGCGATTTTATTTTGTTTATTTTTATCTATTTTTGTTTGTTTTTGTATTTTTGTGTCGAAATTGTGTGTTGAAATAATAATTATCCTATCAAATGAACTATTCAAAAGACGGAATAACAGTTGCGCCCATAATAGATACGAGTCATCCGAAAAAGAACGGAAAGTGCCCCGTAAAAATTCGTGTAACCTATCGCCGGGATCGTCGCTATTATCCGACGGGCAAAGACCTTACCTTGGATGAGTGGGAAGGTCTGACTACAACGAAGGTTCGCGCCCTTGTGGCCGTTCGTAAAGATATAGAAAGCAGTTACCAAATTGTTCGTGGGGTTGTTGAGGAATTGGCACGCGACGGTATTTTTTCATTCGATAGCCTCAACAAGCGATTGAAACGTTCGGGGGTTGATACTCTTAACCGTGCATTTGCGGCTAAAATAGCGGAATTAAAAGAGCAGGATCGTATCGGGTCAATGCTGGTTTATAATGTTGTTATACAGGGATTGGAGCGGTTTGCCGGGGATCGTATTGCTCTTGAATCTATAACGGTGGATTGGGTAAGACGTTATGAGCGCTTTCTACTCGGAGAAGGTAAGAGCCGTACAACGATCGGAATACACATGCGCCATTTACGAGCCATATTGAACGATGCTTGTCGATGCGATGCGATTAAACCCGCGCAATACCCGTTCGGCCGAGGGAAATATGAAATACAGGCCGGTGAGGGCCGTAAATTGGCTTTAACGCTGGAGCAGATCGGGCAGATCGCCCGCTATGAGGATGGGAACGAAGCAACGGCCAAATACCGGGATTATTGGCTGTTCCTCTACTTGTGTAACGGGATCAACGTCGCCGATTTCGTGAAATTGCGGTATCGTGATATTGTGGACGGTGAAATCTGTTTCGTGCGTCAAAAGACCGAGCGCACGACTAAGACCCGTAAGGAAATCCGGGTCGCGGTAGTTCCCCAGATGCAAGCTATTATCGACCGCTGGGGTAATACTCCAGCACCGAATAACTTTATTTTCCCAATTCTCGACGGGTCGGAGGATGCGGTGCAGAGCCACGCTAAAACAATAGCCGCTACCGGGTTAATCAATAAACGGATGCGGATGATCGGGGAGCAGCTCGAAATTGGGAACATATCGACCTATACGGCGCGTCATTCGTTCGCTACGGTGTTGAAGCGTGCCGGGGCGAATATCGCCTACATATCGGAAAGCCTCGGCCACCAAGATCTGAAGACGACGGAAAACTACCTTGCCAGCTTCGAGCGAGAGGAACGAGAGAAAAATGCTGCATTACTGACGAATTTTTAATACGATTATTTGCATAATGCGCCGCAGTGCAGTACCTTTGTCATATCGTGTTATTTTAGTTGGAATGATCGGCGGGGCACATCTTATTTCCGTCGGTCATTCCGTTTTTACTGCATTTCTCCTCTTGGATGTGGTGAATAGCAACAACCTCACGCCTAACCGACGCACTATTTCGCCGGACAAAGGGTGTTTCATTTTGGAACAGTGCTTACAGTGACGGAGAGAATGTCCGCCAAATGGACGATGAAACCTGGTGTTAATAGATTTTGCCTTTCCTGTTTCACCTTGCGAACGATGCTATTCTTGCTTTTGTAGTTTATAGGCGTGCACGATGCCTCATACTTTGCCTCAACTCCTTATGCAACACCTTGCAACTTATTCCCTACGTACTGCGCTTTTGCCAAGAGTTATACGGCATCGCGATTGATGAACAGCGAATCATTGAAGTGTTTTTTGTTTTCCCCTATGAAATACGGCAAATTCTTCGCCTTTTCGATTCTTTCGGTGTTGTCCTCGACCCATCGTTTGAAGTTGTCGGGCACATCCTTGACCTCATTCAGCGGTTCCTCCCAAAAATCCCTATCCGTGCCCTCGTTGGCTATAATTGGCACTGCATAGCACTTGCAGTTCGGGTGCCACCCGATGAATTTGAAAGATTTCGGATATTTTCCCTCCATTGCGTCACATATTTCCAGCGGCGCACGCCCTTTTTTGAAGCGCGGATACCAGAACTTTGCCAGCCACTGTACGTGCGATTTTGATGTTTTTACCTCATATCCGACAATAAAATCAAGTTGTTGCCAGCGGATACTGTCGGCTTCACGATAAGCGCTGTTTATTTCGGTGCGAGCCATACGCATAGCATTCTGATAAGATGACCGGTAAACGCCTTGCCCAGGGTGATAAGCCTGCGCCACTTTCGACAGGGTAAGATTGCCGAACGCATTTCGGACACGTCGAAATAGTTTGTCCGGCTCATTCAGATAGACGCGTACATCACGGCTTATATCGGCAGCGCTTCGGCCTTCGCTGATACCTATAGATAAGGATAATTCTATGTGCCGTTCGAACTGCTTGGCGATACTCCAAACTCTTTCGGATAAATTATGCCCGTAAGTTGTTCTACGTTGAAATGCCTCAAGTGCACCGAGATTGTGAAGCATCCATCCTTTTTTCGGATTGTCGAATAGTTGTTTTACCCATGAATCGTTCTTGTCGTTGGCAAAAAACCATTCCGAAGTGATCCCCGCTGTAATTATAGTGGACAACTTATTTCGGAATGAAGATAACGAGGCATCGGCTTGTTTACTACGGCTTTTGTTTGATGAGAAGGCGAACAATCGCCCCGTATTGGGTTGATATTTATATCCCATTCCCAGTCGAATCAATTCATCCGAGGCCACATCATACAAAGCCTCTATCTGTCGTAGATATTCTTCGACATGCGTTTTGTGCTGTTGCTCCCATTGGGCGGCTTTCAAATTCAATCCGGGCATCGTTTCGAATTAGAATGTTGGCTCTATAATATTGTTCATAGATGCCTCTGCCTTCGCTTGCTTTATTCGCTCGATTTCAGCGGTAACATCATCGGCCGTTCCCATTAGTTCAACGCCCTTTTCCAGCGACATAACGCCATCCTGCACAGCACGGCCTATAGCCGCCCAACGTGCGGTGACATCTTCATTGAACGGTTCGGCAAATTCGTGTTCTATTTTGAGCGCAGCCAAATCAGGACGCAAATGAATATGGGTTACATTCATCATAATAGCGAGAATAAGATTTTTCTCCCTATCTACGGCTATGTCGTATATCTCTTTATTATTTTCGCGCTTGATATATCCCAGTACCATCGCGCGTTTGATCGCTTCGCCCGACAAAGTTCCCAGCCCAGCCATTTTCTCGGGTGTAAACTCGGGCGTGAAAGTGTCGAACAAGATGGACTGCGCGAGGTCTTCCTTTTCCCGTTGCTGCGTCTCGGAAGAGGTCGGTGGATTGATGTACTCGAATTTTGAATCCGCTCCGGTCATCCGAATCATTTTCCCGGGCTTGTCGGCTCGACCTTTCAAAAAATCTACGACATCGCCCGTTGCTGCGGCGATAGGGTCTGCGAAATAGTTATTTGTGTCGGATATTTTGCTGTCTATATCCTCCTCGCGGTCTATGCGGGGGTTGAGGCCTCCCCACGCTTTATCCTGTCGGTAGTAGATAACATTGATTTTTCCGGTTGGATTGGGAGTTGCAATAACCTCCCAATTAAGAGATCCTCGTTTGCATCGGTAGATCGTATCAGGTGTTTGAATATCGAAATGCTCGATAGTTGATGTCCCCTCTTTAAGGTAGTACCCATACCCGAATGCAATGAGGTTCTCGTATAGGTCGAATAATGGACGTAGGGTGTATCCTTTCGACTTGCAAATTACCACAACTTTTACCTGCGGTTGGAAATTCTCGTCCCGATAGATGTGGTAGAGCTTGGCACATTCAGTTTCTGCTCCCGCAATGCGTTTTGCTTTACGCATGGAAACGTTGAATCGTGTATCTTGCAAAAATTGATTATATGCTTCGAAAGCCTCGTCCGAACCTTCGTTGTTCACCTTCTTCCATCGTATCGGATTCCCGAGCAGAAAGAATAGTTCCACCTCATTGATGTACTTCTGTCGTGCACGAGGCAACTTCTCGGTACGATAAGGCTCCTGGCCTTTCCGCATCTTATCGGCCTTTCGCATAATACGGTGGAGTTCGGGGTTATATTCCTGAATCGCCTGCAAAACCTCCGTATCGCGATTCTGCATAAGTGTTTGAGCCTGTGTAATGTCTTTGTCCTTGATAAGCGTAAGCAGATCACGTTCTGCACCGGTTGCATTCAGATATTTATTGCGTATCGCATTGAGTAGGTTGTCTATAAATCCCATATCCGTACTTTTTACCAAATTCCTAAATCCTCTTTGTCTAAATCTTCTTCATTGTTGAAATACCCCCGCTTTTCGATTACTCCGGTCAGGGCATCTTCGGCGTCGTCATGGCTGTTGAACTCCTGCTGCTTACGGTATGATTTGACATGCGAGGCGAACTCCGGCCATTTGTGCTCCCATCCGGTCGGAAAATAAATAAGGTTTTGCACTTCATTCGATCGCGTGAAAATACGCACCCTTTTGTTGGCGGTCTGCGTAAATGGGTTGAACGATGTAAAGTTGTTACCGATTATTCGGCACTGCGCCTCAACATTGCGCCCGAAAGACCTGCCGCCATTGTTGCTCTCGACGTAGCAGATCTCCGTCTTGTTTCGGGACAGCATCTCGGCTGTTGCCGGCTCGGTATATTCCATCGGTTTCTGTGTATATAAAATGTCCGTCACGAAATTGCCGATGGGAGTTTCCGTATAGCAAATAGAACACAGATAGTCACTGCCGGTATCAGCGGTATCCGTGTAGTTCTTTCGCTTCATAGATGCTGCATATGGAATTATGTCGTATGTCTTAAACTCTCCATACATCAAACCTTCCAGCGGCTTCGGGTTCTGCATATATTGCGTTTCAAAGACAAATGAGTTCGATCTCTCGATTTTGTGCAGTTCCTCCAGCGTATGCTTAAATTCCCAGAGAGGCTGTTCCTGTCCGTTTTCGTCATGCCAGATGCAGGGCAACGAAAGTACCGTCCATTCCTCCGGCTCGATCTCCTGAAGATAGCCGCATAGATCGTGCTCATGGAGCCGTTGCATAATGATTATGATAGGCGTATTGCGCGAGTTCACGCGGTTGCGGATAGTCGATTCAAAGCGATTGTTCACCCGCTCGCGGATCGTTTCGGATAGTGCATCTTCCGGTTTGATCGGGTCGTCGATAACAATAGCTCCCGCAAAATCGCTTTCCCACGCAGGAATAAAATCACCCATTTCGCGCCGCTCCCTATACGGATCATTTACTTGACCTGCACCAAATCCTGTAACCTGTCCTGCTGCACTTACTGCATACAGTCCGCCTCCGACGGATGTATACCACTTTTTAGCATTCTTGCTTTCGACGACTACTTCAGGGAAAAGCCGCTGGTAGTAGTCTGATTGTACCGTTTCATTGATCTCTTTCGAGTTGTCGAGAACAAGATCATCGGAGTATGATAGGTGTATGAACTTACTGCGGGGGTTTAACGCCAGCCCGTAGGCGATGAAGTTCTTAGAGACAAGTTCGGTCTTGCCATATCGTGGCGCAATATTGATAATAAGACGCTTTATTTCGCCACGGACGACTTTGTCAAGAGCTTCGCATATTTTGCGATGATGATCGCCGACAATAAACCGCATCCCCGTCTTATGCTTGAACATGTAACGGGTGAAATTCAGCATACCGGAAAGACAGAAGGTACGCTCTATGTCTATGTCGCGAATCGGAGTAGTGCGTTAATACTCTTCGTTAAGTTTTAACCCATATTGTCTTGCCTCTTCGGGAGAGAGAGTGCGAGGTGGAATAAGTTCGGCACCATCTGCTCCTGTAACCTCTTGACGTTCTACATATCCCCGTTTTTTTCCGCGTGTTTTGAGAGTGAAAATGATCGCTGTTTCGGAGGGACGTTCGATCCAACCGGCAAATCTCTTTTCGCCATTCTCGTCCTTTTCGATGGCCGGAACGCCGGCAACCAATTTACGCAGGTTGCTTTCGGCCAAATCAACGAACCGTTCACGGGAATCTTCGAGGGCTTGGGCGAATTGCTCATCATCATTGCACCATGTGTAAATTGTGCTACGCTCTACACCTAAATTAGCAGCTATGTCTGACAAAATACCGCCGCAAGCATTTGCAACCTTGCGAAAGGTATCTAATTTCGGTTTTTTGGAGGGCATTGCCATTTTTTATACTGTCGTTTTTGTCGTTATTCGACCCGTTCAACCATATCCGAGAACATTTCGCCGGGGATTATTTTGTCGTCTGGCCTGAACCCGAACCGAAGCATGAATGATGATTTCGCCCTATAAGACTTAAAGTTGAGCATTACATAGGATTCGATGTCTTCCGCTTTTTGCTCTGCCTGTTGACGAATCTGTTCTTTCATCTCCTTTACCGCGGCCTTGCGTTCCTCAAACGGTCGTTGTATCTCTTCGAAATCACCTAACGTATCAGACAGTTCTGAACTTATTTCGTCCTGCATGACGGATATACCGTATATGTTCATGTCTGCTTCAGAAAGGCCAGCGGCTTTATAGTCTATTTCCGGTACAAGTACTTTTATTTTCTCCATGTCGAATTCTCCCATTGCGGAGGGCGAGTTCATGAAGATATTTTGTTCGCGCTCTGTCTTGTCGTCTAACTCTACAGCTTCTACCTTGATCTCATAATCCGTTTCAGGTGTCCCGTCGTAATTGTTGATGATGTCAAGCGTCTGTACGCGCTTGTGCCCTGAAACCAGATAAGATGACAACTGATTCCATACGATACCGCCCAGATAGCCGACAGTTTTAAAGTTCTTTTTGAGCTTCTTGATGACTTCAGGGTCTTCTTTGCGTGGATTGTATGGAGCAAAGTTGATTTGTGATCGCTTGATTACGACCGTTTCACTTTGCTTGTATTTGGGCTGCTGCTCTTTTCTCTTCGTCATATCGCAGTAATATATTTCGGGATAAGGGGAATACTTTGTAAATCTTTTCGAGGTCTTGCGGATAATGCCGGCGGAGGTAATCGAATACCTCCGGCAAAAACGTCAGACCTTGCGATTTGTTCTTGTTGTAGGATATGGGTTCAGGCAGTTTCTTTGCCTTGATGTAGGCCATGACGTCCGATTTCTTCCACTTGGATAGAGGATATACCTTGTTCGTATTGCTTATAGCTTCGTTCTCGTATCCGCGCAACATAAGACAGCGATTCATTCCGTCCGACTGCTTCATTCCATAGAAAGAGTAAGATATTCCCGTCTTCATCCGGACGGATTCATCAACGTCTTTCAACGATAACAGCTTTACATTGGGGTTAGGAATGCAGTATAGCCCACAACGCAAAACACGCGTCAACGTCCAATGGGGGACTTGCAGTATGGTAACATTGGCATAACGAGCTTTGACTGCTCGCAAATAGTTGTCAATGTGGTCGAGGCCCTTGACGAAATACATGAACACGCAAACGATCTCTTTGAAGTGCGGAGCCATTAGGTCGAGCAATACCTCGCTGTCTTTGCCACATGAATAAAAAAGGATCGCCCTGTCCGTTTTTTGACGGACAGAGGCAATCACTTCGTTTGCATGGTCTATCGGGGTCATGATTAACCTGTTGCCATGCCAAAGGCGGCGCGAATGTCGCGTGCACGACCGGCACGATTCGTCGCACGACCGCCTACTGCACGATAACGAACACGGCTAGCGCCTGTCGTCCGATTGATTCGATTTCTTACTGAATTTCGAGTGCAGCTTGAATTTTAGAAGTTTGACAATATGATTTAACCTACGGAAAGGCCTCGGGCGGCAGATTGCCTAGCTCTTGTATATGCACTGGTCGCCCTTGCATACCTATTCGCAATAACACCATTTCGGCCACCCATATTTGCGAGGCTACTTAATCCTACAGCAGGATTAGGCGTGCGGCGTCGCAATTCACTCGTTATACGGCTGTATTGCGCGTCAAGCTGAGTTGCTGTTTTTTGTCTTCGTCTTCGAGTGCAGCAATGATTTTAAGGGTTTAACAATTCATTTTCTCGATTACCTTGCCGAGGTGGTAGTCGATCTCGGTCATGGTATATTCGTTACCGTTGTGCTCGTACACAATCGGCTCTTTCGTCTCTTCGTCGCAAACATCTACCAGCTCGACGCCTTTGACTTCGACCAGCGCGCCGGGGCGATTCTTTTCGTAACCTACCCAGAACTGTATGGCATCGTAGTGGTTGATAACCGTATCAACGCCCTTCTCGCTGTCCCACGCCGATTCGGGCACGTCACTGTCTTTCTTGTAGACTTTGCCTGTGTTGTTGTCTCGGTATGAAATGTATTTCGTGTTGGTCGGGCGTACTTCGCGGGTCTCGACCGTTTTTTCACCCGACAAAATGGCGTCGAACCATTTTTGTTTGATGATAAGCGTTAAAATTTTCATAGCCGTAAATTTCATTAGTAGCGGGGGCAAGAATCGAACTTGCGCCTGCGGGACACTAACCCGCCGTGGTAACCTCTGCACTACCCCGCATATATCTGTTCGATGCAAAAGTGGACACGTTCGGCACATTATGCAAATCTTACTATTGAATTATTTATTAAAAATACGATTTTTTATTGAGAGCTGCAATTTTTAAGGTCTTTTCTTCACACACCCTTTGCAGCGGATAATCTCAAGCACTACTGCGTCATATTTGACGATCAATAGGCTGTCGCGATTGTTGTCTGCACCTTTGTAGGCTTTACACCCACACTTCAGCCGCGTGCGGTGACATGTCGCGTCCGTCAATTCGAATGCCTTTTTGAGTAATGTCAAATCGCTGCGTTTTTCTACGTACATCGTTGGTTTCATATATTATATAACTTTTACAAAGTTGAACATTCTGAATGACCGCCAGCCCTCGGCAACCGTATCGTAATAGGTTACGAGGTGTTTGTTAGGCTTACGGTCGTCACCTTTTGTTTCGGGGCATAAGTCGTCCTTAAGCGTACCGAATGCCTGTCGCAATTCACCCGTACTCGATTTGAGGTAGAAGAACTGCACGATGCCCGCGCGCATCTTTATCTTCAATTTGAACACCTGCCATGCCTTATGCAGACACTCAGCAAAGGTTACACCCGTCGCGCGGCACATCTGCCACGCCGTGCGCATGATGATGGAAAGGTCGGTTCGTTTCATTGTTATATAGGTTAAAAGTTGGTTTTTAGTTTGAGTAGTCGCAAGCACTCTTTCAACTCGCTGTCTGTGTATTTCTTGGCGATCTCTCGTGATATGCCGTTTGTGTTCATTGCGATTTTGATCGCAGCCTCTCTGTTCACCTTGAAGGATTTTCTTGTCTTCATAGCTTTTCAATTTTTTCAAATGTAACATAATACAGCCTATTGCCAACGAGTACCATTGCGATATTCAGTTTATCGAACTGTCCTCGATATTCACCAGTATTGCGTCCGAATCCCAAAGGATTGTCCTTAAAAAAACAGGACAGGGGCAATAACGTATAAAACGCACGGAGATAGTGTTTTGACGAGATTGTTCCGGAGGTAAGAAAGCGGTTCAGCCGCATGAAAAGGCAAAGTTCGGAAAGAGTTGCGTTACCAGATCGTTACCGCAGCTTTTTCCGGACTTCGTTTTTAATGGTTTGTTTTTCAGTTTCTTGCGCCAGATTTCACAACAACAAATAACTCTAACGAACGTATTAACAATAAAGTTTTTAGAGTTATGGCAAGAAGCACTTTCAAGGTTCTGTTCTATCTGAAACGACAGGCCGAACAGAACGGCAAAGCGCCCATCATGGGACGCATCACCATCAACGGAACCATCTCGCAGTTCAGTTGCAAACTGTCTGTTCCACTCAAACTGTGGGATACCAAAGCCAACAAAGCTACAGGCAGAAGCGTCGTAGCCCAGCGGATCAACGAGAAACTGGAGAATATCAAGACCAACATCGGCAAACAGTACCAGCGTATCTGTGATCGGGATTCTTACGTCACGGCAGAGAAGGTCAGGAATGCCTGGTTGGGATTCGGGGACGGGTATCAACTCCTGTTGCAAACCTTCGACGATTACCTGAAAGAGTTCGCCGAGAAGCGCGTCGGCAAAGACCGTGCAGAGGGAACCCTCGTGAACTACACCCGTTCCCGCCGTTATCTGGCCGCATTTCTGCAATACGAATACAAGCTGGAGGATATCCCTTTCCGAGAGTTGAAGCGTGAATTTATCGAAAAGTATGTGATTTATCTCTCGGCCGTCCGTCATATGCTTCCCGGCAGTATCCATACTCCGCTCAAGAAGCTGAAGCTGATGACCTATACCGCTTTCAAGAACGGCTGGATCACCTCCGATCCGTTTGCAGGATTCCATATCAACGTCACCTACCGCGACCGACGTTTCCTTTCCGAATCGGAACTGCAGGCCGTGATGAGGGTCTATGTTCCCAATTACAAGACAGCCATCGTCCGGGACATATTCGTGTTTTGCTGTTTCACGGGGCTTGCCTATGCCGATGTGAAGAAACTCACCCATAACGATATTCATACGGATGAACAGGGGGATCTGTGGATCGTGGACCATCGACAAAAGACAGGAACGCAGTTTCGGGTCAAGCTGCTGCCGGTGGCCAAACGGCTCGTTGAGAAGTACAGACACTTGCACTTGCCGGGAGGCTGCGTGTTTCCGGTCAAAAATCGTAAATCCATGAATATGTCCCTACGGCACGTGGCACGCCATGCCGGATTGTCGTTCAATCCGACGATGCACGAGGCAAGGCACACTTTTTCGACCACGGTCACCCTCTCGCAGGGTGTTCCCCTGGAGACGGTCAGCAAGATGCTCGGACACAAACACATCACCACCACACAGATTTACGCCAAAATCACCAACGACAAGATCGGTCATGATATGGATGCCCTGAGCCAAAAGATCGCTGAAAAATTTCCGATAGCATAACCCGAAAAGGAGAACTGACTATGAAGAAACAGATAGAAGATCTCGGTTCTATTGAGATAACCGATAACGACTACGGGCCTTGTACGGTTGCAGTCCGACTGGTCGATGGCAATGTCTGGATGACACAGAGCCAAATCGCACGGCTATTCGGCGTGTATGAGGCCACGGTGCAAAACAATCTGCGGGCGGCATGCAGAGGCGGAATGTTACGGGAAGGGAAAGTCTCACTTCTACATAAACAAAACCAAAGGACGACTTTGAATTTGCCGTCCTTTGGTTTACAATTTCAGGTGGTCATTGAAATATGTCTTAAATTACAGCTATTAATTTATGCTTTTTCGATATCAAATTTTCATATTTTCCCCAGTCAATTCGCTCATTGATATATCGGAAATGGATAGATCTTTTACCTGCGATATCGCGACCGGCGAAATGAAACTCCGCTATCAGTTTTTTTTGTTCGGAATATACACGTACGATCAGTTCATCCAGTCCCGAAACTTTTTCTGTATTAATTTTATACGATATAGAAGAAGCTAATCTTGTTGATGGCCTCAAAATTCTGTTACGTTCGACAATAGCCATAATCATTCTTCTTTTTTTATGTTAAAACGTACTTCTATGGGTTTTGTAACCTCTTCTTTGGTAATGGATTGAATAAAATCATCCTTAGATAGTTGGGGATTATGCCATCTGTCATAATAAATTTGAGTCTTTTTATATTTCGTATCTGATGTAATAGGCTGCATTATACGGCTTTCTGTATATCCTTGAAAAACATAATTATCACTAATTGAAACTTGTGTTCCTTGGGCAATAAAGCCGTTTACCCCCAATTTCATTTCATTATAGAAATGTTGCAAGTATAAATCAGCTTGGTGTAAATCGGTTCTTTTATGCAAATTGAGCTGTAATGCCGTCGAAAGACCATTGTCCGATCCGTTATGATAATATACTATGATGGCATCAGAAACACGCCATTGTTCTTTGTCCAATACAAGTGCAGTAGGAAAAATAAGTACAGAAAAATCCATTAATCCTTTGGGAACATTTATTTGGTATAATTGTGAAATGAATTTACATTGATAACCATCCTTATCTCCCTCTGAATATCTAAAGTTTAGCGATAAAGTGCTGGATTCTTGAAATCTGTCTGCAAGACGGACTGGGCTTGTTGCTAAGCGATATTTACTCAAAACATTATCCATGTAATTCTGTTTTGCCTGATTAAACAAACTATCAGATTTCACCGCAAAGGGTTTGAGATAGTTTATAAACTGGCCATATTCTGTTTGAGAAAACTCGCCTGCCTTTTTCGCAATAGTTTCTTCATATTCCTTTTCTTTTCTCGCTTTTTCAGCCTTTTCTTGTTCGATTTGCTTTTTCTCAGCATTCATTCGGACTTCATCCTCTTTTATTACAAAACAGAGGGTATAATCGGGTTCAAAAACTTCGCCCCTCCATAAGGATGAGCCGAAACATGCGGTATGAAAATCGTAAATGAAAAAGTATGCGATTTCATTGAACCAGTATGGCTCATTGGAAAAAATATCGCCGTTCTGAGTGAGTTGACAGTAAAATTTATTTTCTTTTTGGGGTTGAAGACAATAGTATCGGCCTGCATATTGATAGTTATGTTGGGCTAGTGAATCGGAAAATTTAGCAACCTCCCTGATATCATCTATCGTGCGTTCACCCCAATCTCCGGTAGAATAATCATAATCCGTATATCCGACATAAATACCTTTATAAAAATATTGCGTACGAATATATTTGTTATCTATTCCGTGAAGCCACGTATCGATAACAGAAGGAGAGCCATGTTGATTTCCAGCTATTATGCGCCCGTCAGGGGTTCGCATCCAAAAATCAAGAGAATCCAACTCTCCCTGTGTAAAATGAGCATTTAATTTTAATTCTTTATAGGAATCTTTATATCGTACTCGGTAAATTCCATGCTTTAGACCTTGCTTATAGCTTGTTTCTTCATGAAACCCATACCAATCAGTTTTCCATAATCCGGTTTTCATATCATCAGTATATCTGCCGGACATAGACTTTTTTCCGTCTGCTGATTTATATGAAAAATTCCCTTCGAAAATTCGAGTCAATCCATCTTCTTTATAAGTATAATTTGCAGAACCATCTTCAAAAGAACCATTGTATGTTTTTAATTGAGCCGAAGCGACTCCAATATTGAACAAGGTGAAAACTAATAGTAATCGTTTCATAGTAACTATTTTAATTGGGTTAATAATTCCAATTCTTAGTTACCATTCAACTCCTAAATGGTGTTTGCTATAACTACAAAAAGAAAAGTGTGGAGCTGATTTCGTTTATCGAGTGGATGGTTGTGGAAAGACCGATAACAACAATAAACGACGCAATATCCCACACTTGAATAGATATGGAGTATAGATACGCAGAACGCGTCCCTGCCATAATCTAAACAAGAAATGAGTGCTGTTCGTTGTCCCGTTGTTATTGAAAAACTTCCACATTTTCCACTCAGGACAGTGCGAAAACACTTTCAATATGTCTGCCAAGTGCATTGCTGCACAAGACGTTGTAAAGATAGAAAATAATTCGCGAACAAACAAACACTCATTGGTGGAGTATTGCCGATATATAATACATTTTTTGAGCGGCATTTGCACCTAAATTATAATAAGTAGGAGCAATAATAAACCCGGGATACATGGTTGAATACCCTTGTGTCCCAGGTTTGTTATGCTTGGCCCATTGCTAGGATTAGAAGGGTTCTTCGACAGGTTGTAGATTTCTGTGAAGGCTTTCCCGTAATCCACTCTCAGGATAGAGAAATACCCGTCCGCTGATAACGGTAAAGGGGATCTGTCGTGTATCACGCAGGGTTTGGAGTGTGCGCGGCGAGATGTGCAGATAGCGACAGACCTCCTCGCCCGTGAGGTAACGTTCATTCAGGATCGAGGGACGGTAGTTGTCCTTGGCCTGTTGCAACGCCTGTTTTGCCTCGGATAGTTGTGCGAGCGCGATTTTCACCTCCTCGCTCTCGCTGTTCAGGTAATCGAGCATGGCTATTGTTTTTTGACGGTTCTACGTTCGAGATAGTCGGCCAGGTCACACTCTCGGTAAAAGAACTTGCCGCCGATACGGGTATAGGGCAAAATACCTTTATCCCGATAGCTTTGCAGGGTGCGTTTGGTAATGTTCAATACCCGGCATACGTCTGCACTATCCATATACCCGTCCGAGGTCTGCGGATCGAACCGGCGGCGTACCTGCAAGGCAAGGGCGGACAACTCTTTCAGTTGGTCGAGGATGTTTATTCATGTTTTCTCTCCGATGCATATTATCTTTTCCATCGTTTCATTGTTTTTTAGTTCAACAATCGGTTTGTCTGTGTAGGCGATCGGGTGGTTTTCACTCATCGCGAATTCGGTGCGCCCGGTTTTTCATCGTAGTGCGTTTTTGTGTGTTTCAACCGCCGTTCCAGGACGGTCTGCCTACTTGTAACGCCTACGATATACGGCAAGTTGTACGATCGTACGGAGGTGGCAGTGGTTGGCTTCGCCATGGCAGCGGTTGGCTCCGATATTTTGCATAATTTCTACACGGGCAGCAACAGATGGCAACGGAACGCAAGATCCGACATGGACGCAACAACCCGCAGCGAGCAGCGTTGTTTGAGTAAACAGACGTAAATCGCACAGCCATGAACATCCATTTCACAGCATATCCGAATGTCGAATACCGTCCCCACTGAACTGCAACGCTGCAGCGTTGCAATCTTGTAACGTCCGTAGTCTGGAGCGTTACAACCCGCTCCGTTCGGGTAACTGTTAGGGCTTATCCATCCCTGCCCGACAGCTGAACTTCACGAGTTTCTCGCCAATACTCTGGCGTGTATATCCGGAGCGATCTTCCCGTATTTATCGTCCTTCGCCCCTGCCGATTCCGTACGCTGGGGATTCGGAGTGAGATCCGGAGTGCCGCGTTCGAATCTGATGATCCGGCCTCGGCATTTTCTGAAGCCTTAAGGAGCAAGGTTGTATCCGGAGGCCCTCAAAACCTCCCCTCGGAGTTTTCTCGGAGACTCCGGCAACCTTGCCCTGCGGGGCTGTCCCGTTCGGCGTACTCCCTGTGGTCGCACACCGAACCATCTCCCGCTCCCGTCGGTCGCAGGGGATTCGGGACTCTCGGCATCTCGGATGCCGTCGGCCAGTTCCCTCTCGGTCGCCCGGCCGGGAAACAAATCGCCATAAGTGAAAAGGAAGGAGGTGCAGGCTATGGCGGATAACAAAATAGATAACCGGGACAAAGGCGGGAGACCGCCCAAAGCCGCAGCCGAAAAACGTTCTGCAGAGGTCAAATTCCATGTTACGCCCGACGTGAAACGAAGGCTGCAAAACGAAGCGATCATCGCCGGGACGGATCTCGCCACCTACTGCCGGGAAAAGGTACTTACGGGGCAATCGCCACGGCATATTCCTCCCGCGATACTTGCCGCCGTAGCCGAATTGGCCCGACAGGGGAACAACCTGAACCAGTTGGCACGGATTGCCAACACACAAAAGGGAATGGACGGCATTGTCATGCGTCTTATCGGACTGATCGAGTTTTACGAACGGTTGGCCGCAGAGATACGGAGCTACTTTAAGCGATAAGATTTTAACTTTTGGACAGCGAAAAGATGATAGCAAAGATCATAACGGGTAAGTCGTTCGGCGGAGCCGTACGCTACCTCCTCGAAAAAAGCGGTCACACCCGTATGATAGACAGCGACGGAGTGAAGCTGTCCGATATCCGTTCCCTAATCGGCAGTTTCAATTTCCAGCGCAAGGCACGGCCCGAGAAAGCCCAGGTCGTGGGTCATATATCCCTTTCGTTCCACAAGGACGATACGCCGAGGCTTACGGACGGATTTATGGCAGGTCTTGCACGCGAATATATGCAGCGTATGGGAATCACCGACACGCAGTACATCGTGGTGCGGCATACCGACACGGAGCATCCCCATCTGCATATCCTTTACAATCGGGTACAGTACGATACGAAGTTGGTGCAGAGCCATAACGAAAGGATCCGGAGCGTAGCGGTCTGCAAGGCCATGAAACAGAAATACGGCCTGACATTCTCCAAAGGAAAAGAGAACGTAAAGATCGAGCGGTTACACGATCCCGACAAAGTGAAATACAGAATTTACGAGGCGGTTAAAACAGCGTTGAAGGGTTGTGCCTCTTTTACGGAACTGGTCGAACAGTTGAACAGGGGAGGCATAACGGCAACGTTCATACACCGGGGAGGTGATCCGCAAAAAGAGATACAGGGCATGACCTTTACTATGCAAGGGCAGACACTCAAGGCCTCGCAGGTAGATCGGAAGTTCAGTTATGCCAACCTCTGTAAAGCCATCGAAGCGAACCGAGCAAAACTGGAAAGGCAGGAAATAGAACGGCATAAACAGGAACATTCCACCCGGAACCCGATCATATTTGGTGTACGGCTAACAGATGAGTATGTAGAACAAATAAAGGACGGGCAACCGGTTTATCTCGAAGGAATGCAGTATGAAAGGAAAACGTTCGACGGTTATCTGGTCATGGATGACAACCTGACGAGAGGACGAGCCTACGTCGGACACGACCCGCGCGAGTGGGTCGTGTACGGCAAATACGCCATGCGTCGCATGGACAGGGACTTGATAAAGGACGGTTTTGTCGTTCGTGCCCTCGTTCAATGGTGGGGAGGACACGGGCAAACCGCAAGGCCCTACCTCTGGAAAGAGAATCCCTCGGACGAAACCTATAAGCAGGAGTGGAGCGATCCGAGAAAACCCCGAACGCCCCGACACGATACAAAACAGGGAAAGATCGTGTCATCCCCCAAAAAATCTAAAGGCCCGAAGCTATAACGGGAGGCCGGGAACGAAATCCCCATTCCACCCGAACGCAAAGGTATGGATCGAGGGGATAAGCTGCAAGGCTATACAAAGCGTCCCTCACGGGTCGGCCTTGCAGCTTGTCCCTCCGATCCCATGGGCTGGTCGCTACCGGATGGAATGGGGCAGTGTGCGGAATGAGTAAGGGAAGGATGGTTTTATGAACGTCAAAAATGAGATTGTCGATGCAAGAAAAGGATCTTATCGATTGTTTCTGTCGTTTTTTTAACTACCTTTACAGCAGTTATTTGAAGTTGTGATTACTAACGCAAGCAGCGGAAAAGAGAACCGTTGCCTTTTCGTTACCTCTCCTTCAATAAAAAATGCAACAGCCCAATTCCTCAGACTGTTGCATCGTTTCAAGGGTGCTCCTCACCGGGTCGCCAATTTTTATGTCTTTCATATCTTTCATTTTTACCACCGGCGGCAGGTGCCGCCACGCTTCGGGCCTGAGGTCTGTTTATAGCCGCCCGAACGGCTTTATTCGTCGAGGTAGTAGAGCAGCAGTTCACAATCTTCAACGTGCAGAACTCTCGTAGGTTCGATTTTTTCGAGTTGCAAAGACAGTGTATCGTCTTTCTCTGCATAGATGTACGCCCACTGGCCTTTCAGTTCGATTTCTTCTCTGGTGCCGAAATAGGCGACAGTATTATCTACGTCTTTGACAAGACCCCAGTTGCCATTGTCCATACCATCACGATTGATTGCGTCGATCACTTTAAATGCAAATGCGTTCATAGTTCTATTGTTTTAGACGTTTATTCAATAAATCAATTAGTTGATTTCGCTGACTTTGCAAGGTGTGAAATACATATCTCTTTCGATGCCAAGACCAAAGGGGCGAGTTCTAACGCGTTGAAGTTCATTCAGTGACACATAACCATATTCTCGCTCGCCCATATTGTCTAACAATGCGAAGAGAATGTAGTCGTCGTCTTGCTTCTCGCCTTCGAGAATGTACCACGTCTGACTGCCGCAGGGGTTGAAGAACTTGCAGATGACCTGTGCCTTGCCGCCTTTGCCATCTTGTGAATAAATGGGGTACTTTGCCAACTGCTTCTCAATTGCTTTAGTTAAGAGTTTCATGGCCGTATTGTTTAATTGTTGTTTTGATTTTTTGGTGCAAATATAAATGATATTTTGATATAATGCAAATATTTTGAGATAAAAATTTAATTGACACTAAAATTTTTTGCTGTTTATATGAATATCAATATATTTGTGGCAAATAATACGTCAAAATGAGAGTTAAAGAATTATTGAAGGAACGAGGAATGACCGCAAAAGAGTTGGCGGCGCGTCTCGGAATGACTGAAACGGGGTTAAGTATTGCAATTGGTGACAACGGAAATCCGCCGTTAAAACGATTGCAAGAAATAGCCGATATTTTGGGTGTTGAAGTGCCGGAACTTTTCGCCGCTTCGAAAGAGGGAGCAATCACGTGCCCGCATTGCGGGAAGTCGATAACCATCAAGGCAGAATAACCTCAACGATACCTACCCATGGAACTACAACCTATCCAAAGCAAGATTTACGAAATACGGGGCCAGCGGGTGATGCTGGACCGTGATTTGGCGGAATTGTACCAAGTAACAACAAGCGCTCTCAATCAAGCGGTAAAGCGTAATATCGAACGCTTTCCGCCCGATTTCATGTTTCAACTGACAGATGCCGAAACTGAAAATTGGAAATCACAAATTGTGATAACCAATTCCATCACGATGGGTTTACGCCGCAACCCCTATGCGTTTACCGAGCAAGGCGTTTCTATGTTATCGGCTGTTTTGAAAAGCTCCGTTGCCATACAAGTAAGTATCGCTATTATGCGTGCTTTCGTAGCGATGCGGAACTACATCACGACCACGACGACAGTAACGGCCGAGTTGGCCGAAATTCGGGCGAAACTGGCGTTACTGGAGCGGGTGGACGCCGACAATGCCGAGGCGGTCAGCGATCTGTCGGAAGATATGCGCAAGGAACTTGATAATATCTACAACGCTATTGCGGCGTTGTCGGTCAAGATACCGCAGGCACGCAAACCCGCCCGCAAAATTGGATTCCAACAAGCGGAGCAAAAGGCGGAAGAGTAGCAACGTACCCGACGAACACAATCACCTGCCCGAAGTGCGGGACGGTGCTGGAGGTAAAAGAAAAGGAATAAATAAAACTACATTCCTATGACACAAAAGCAGGCCATACAGTTGTTCGAGGACCGCAAGGTGCGCACCGTTTGGGACGAGCGGACGGAGACGTGGTATTTTTCCGTTCTCGACGTGATCTCCGCTCTGACGGACACCGTGAATCCGACCGATTATTTCAAGAAGATGCGCAAGCGGGATGAAGCGCTCGCCTCGTTCGTGGGGACAAATTGTCCCCAGATAGCCATGAGGTCAGAAACGGGAGTGATGCGCAAGACGCTGGCCGGAGATGTGAAAACCGTCCTGCGGATTATCCAGTCGATTCCGTCACAGAAAGCCGAGCCTTTCAAGCAATGGATGGCGCAGGTGGCAAGCGACCGCCTCGACCAAATGCAAGACCCTGAGTTATCTATTGAGCAGGCCGTAGCCGATTATAAACGCCTTGGATATTCGGATACATGGATTAACCAACGCTTGAAAAGTATCGAAGTCCGTAAACTTCTCACTGACGAGTGGAAACGCGGGGGCGTTGATGGAACGCAATATGCCACCCTTACGGACATTATCACGAAGGAGTGGGCCGGACGTACCACGAAAGCCTACAAACGTTACAAGGGGTTGAAAAAGGAGAACCTGCGGGATAATATGACCAATGTCGAACTGCTGTTGAACTCATTGGCCGAGGCCTCTGCTACCGAACTTTCCCGAAACGAAAATCCAATAGGTTTCAAGGCCAACGCCAACGTCGCCAAACGGGGCGGTACAGTAGCTAAAGTTGCCCGACAACAACTCGAAAGCCAACTCGGACACTCTGTCGTATCACCCCTCAACGCTCGGCAATACCTCGGAACGTTGCCCGACAATCCGCCACCCGAAACAGCGCACCTTACTTCAGCGGTAAAATCGACGAAACCGATTACATGCGACACCTCAAACGAGGAGGAATAAATAGTTCTCAACTTAAAAACACAAATGAAACTAAAGTAATAAACGCATCGAATTCGATGCGTTTTAGAATATGAAATGTAATATGGAACCGTCTCTGAATATTCGATCATTTCGAATAGGCAATTTAGTGTATAACCCCCATCTTGAGCGAATTGGGTATATTGCAGAAATTACGCGTGCAGACATGACGTTATTTCATGGTGAGATGCTAATTAAGGAAGCCGGATTTTATCATGAGATTTTAGATAAAGTAGTATTATGAGATGTTAGGCCTATACGTTTGACTCCAACGTTATTGGAAAAATGCGGCTTTGAGAAAGAATTTAGCGACTGTTACCAACGATTTGACTACTATATCATCCCCCGTGTGATATGCTTATCTCCTAAAAAAGAAGGGTTCTGTTGGCAGGTGGAAGACGAAATCGACGATTGCAATGTGGATGTGCCCATAAAGTATCTGCACCAGCTCCAGAATATATATTTTACATTGACCGGAACGGAGCTGAATGTAGAAAAGATATATGATGCGAGAATGTAAAAAGCCGAGGGAACTCGGCTTTCTGTTTATCATTTCAAACCGACCGAATCAAAAATAGGGTACGGTTCGATATGTCATTTTCTCGGTTCATGATTGAGGCGGGATTGTGAGTTGATTATCTTTTTTAGTCGGTCTCGACCGCAATACCTCCAATATCACTCGGTCACCGTCGAGAACCAGCATCCCGTGCCGACGGGGATCACCACCTTTTGTGCGGTGCTCGGCCTCGCATTCGGTGCGGATCCGGACACAACGGAAACCTGCGGCCTCGAAAGCCGATCCGATTAACGATAGGTCGCTGCGTTTGGGGACGCAGTACATGGGGTTAATTGCCGCTTCGATGCGGCCCATGCGTTCGATGCGCTTTTTCATTTTGATTTAGCAATAAAAAACTGCGTTACGAGTTGCTCGGCTCAAAATGCAAGCCGTCGGGCGTTTCCGCTACCGAACTCGACGCAGTTAAATTTAACTGTATGTATAGATACAAAATACCCAATATGGTTGGATATGTTTGTATCGCATTTTGATTTAGCAATGCAAATATAATGATTTTGTAGGGAATAACAAAGGCGAGATTTATTCTCGCCTTTGTTTTGAAACATATATCCTATCTGATTACTTTTTTTGAAGTTTTATTTCCAGTGTTATATTATCTCCTGCTACACCCATAGACACTTCGGCAATTCCGTTTGAGATAGAATGTACTTTGTATCTGTATAATTCTTCCCCGTCTATATAAGTATATATCATATCCCCTTCAGCTTTGTATGTTCCTGAACCGTTGCCAAAATACCCGCTTCCCGAATATGTACCATTTTCATAAAATACAACAGAGAATGCAAGATTTGTGTGTGGCGGTTGGGTTATATCTATCCATTCGCCGTTACTTTGTATGGCAATTCCCTGCCATGTGCCATAAAGATTCTCAATGTCGAACTTGAACGATTCTTGCTCATCCTTTTCGCACCCCATAAAAGTAACTGCACAAATAACAGCCATCAAAAGTAAAAATTTTTTCATAACATAAATTGTATTGGTTAGATGCTGCAAAGTTACAAAATTCCCCCCCCCGCAAAATAATGAGCCTATTTTTTTGAAGTTGTGCCGAAAGTTCCGAGGTTTGTAAAAACGCTGAAGCTATGATTTGGATTTATATTTTGCTATTCGTGATTATTGCGTTGATTGTGTATTTGATCTATCTTGTTCGTTTTTGGGGCAGAACTAATATTGAATTGACAGGTGATACTTATACTGGATTAAACAATGTTCTGTGTAGAATATTGAATCAAGACAGATTAAAAAAGTAATTTACTGATTTTTTGCATTGCAATCCAAGTCCATTCAAAAATAGTGTGTCCCCAAAATTGAGAGGCGCAAATAGATATGATAGCTAATGCAATAGCCCAATGCGCTTCGCGCCTACTTATTTTTAAATTGCGAAGTTCTAAATTATCCCGTTCTTCTTGTTTGCGTTGTTCGTTATAGATGACTGCACATCCTCCCTGGTCTTTACACACTGATAAATTAGCCGCAGCTTTTAACCATATTCCACCCCCTTTTATTTCAATGACCATATGATCTTCAAGAACGCGCAGTATTCGCATCCGTTGTTCTTCATTTGGGATTAATGTTTTGACGGCATCCATATTAAAATAGGCCGGATTTCTTGATAATTCATTTAGAAAAACGTCGGCAATGTTAATGTCTCCTTTTTGTAGTTTGGCTATCATAAGGTTCATTGAATAGTAATTCAATCTGAAATTTGCATCGGCTCCTATTTTTTAACTCTTCTTTGAATGCTTATTATCAGGTGTCTGAATTACAATATATTTTTGTAATTCATTGATATACATTATTTTAGCTCCAATTTTATGGGGGGGGGATTTTTGACCCCTAGATCTGTCGGAGCAGCCGGAAAGCCTGTAGAAACGCCTGAAATCGACGCAAACAGCCTATCGTAACGAACATTAAGGTCTTCCATCAGTTTATCGGCGACCTTTACGTCTTCTTTCCGCAGTAAGGTTTCCAGATGCAATATGCTGTTTAGTTAGTTCCACGTTCTATTTTCGGCGGGCCGGGCCTCTCCCGCCGGATTTGGGGCTTCCTTTATTTCAGATAAAATTTAACGGTTGATATGAGTTGGTCCGATAGTTTGTAAATGTCAGTAAGTGCTGTAATTAAATGTTTTGTTCCTTTCTTTTCCTCGTCAAACGTTTCAACATACTTTTTCCCTCCGTTGAAATGCAAGCCCAGATACTGCGCCCTCCGTAGTGGCTATCCGCTCCGCTGTTGTCGTTGGGGAAATCATTACCCGCAGCGTTCTTACCAAGCGAATAGCGTTCATAAAATCCGCGTAGTAGGATTGAAATACGATGGTGGACAAAATGTTTGTAAGAGCTGTTGTATCCATTGTAGGGGACCAGTATATAAGTTTTGTCCGCTCTTTTAGCATATCTTCGATTTCTTGTTGCGTCCGAAGTGTGGCGATAGCGATTATTTCGGCCACCTCTTTTGATTTTTCGGAGCATATGGTCCACATACGTTTAACAGCACCCTCCATCTGTTCGTCGTCGAAAATCAGATCAAGGTCTATTAGTCGGCGACTTATCATCGCGAGTCGTCCGAGTTGGAGGGGGTATAGGTAAAGGGTTATTTGTTCTTTGTCATTGCCTTCAATCTCGAACGATTCAATTTTTTCAGTCAGTGTGTCAAGTGCACGTTGTTCTGTAAGGCGGCCGACTTCTTCTTTTTTCATATTATAAACTATTGTTTTTGCTCCCGCCCCGTCCTCGAGACGTGATGCAAGTCGTCAGCTTTCCAGCGGGATAGAGAATTTACAAAACGCTCTTGGTATATTCCGGAGTTGTAATCGGCCACCAGGAATAACCACCTTGTTCCGGAGCTAAAACTTTCGCAGATACTTGAATTTGGAGCGGGTCGGTTTTATTGATTCCACCACCCAATGTCGCTACATATTTTAACCTTGCAAAAGCGATGGAGCCTCCACTTTTGGAATCGAATACGAATGCTTTTACTCCTTCGTAAATCTCGCCTTTTGCAGGTTCTGTAGTTCCGAAGTAAAATTCCATCGTGTCGTCGTCAAAATCTACGACATTCCAAGTAACTTCTTTTGTGCCTGTCGTTTCGTCGATTGCAGAGTAAAATGGGTCTGCTTCTCCTTCCCGATAAAAATCATTACTGGAAGGTATCGCGAAATTGGTGGAAACACCACCATTATAAGGCTGACTGATTTTGGTGAAAGCCTTCATTAAGTCGGCAGCCTCAGCGTCTTTTACTCCTTTCGGGAGAGGATTACCTGCATGAACGGCTTTCAGTCCGATTATTTGTCCCATGTTTAATATTTTTTAAGTTTTACTTTGAGGTTTGAAAATGTGTAGGAGATCCCCTCCTCACTAATAAGAGTTTCATCGCTCACATCAAAGAACCAGCGTTCGTTGATAGGGTAGTATCCTAGTGAATCGAAAGCGAGACGAGTTAGTTCGTTCAGACGGTTGCGATCGGGGTAGCGTTGCTCTTCACGACCGATTGTCGGTGTTGTGTCCGGTACATAAATGTTTACATTTACGGTTGCCACCTGCGAATCTCCGACGACATTTGACAATGAGCCTACGACGATAAATTCTCCCGAAGGATTATTCGGGTAGTGGTCCGCATACATCATCGGCACGGTCTTCCCTAACAGCGAATCCCGGATGCGATCCCAGACGAGTTTGAATATTTCCGTAGAGGTCAGGTTCATCGCTTTTTCGATTTTAAGAATCGAGCGAACTCCGCTTTGAGTTTTTCAGCAGTAGATTCCACCCAGTTTCCCGACCCTTCGAGAACGTCGAAACCTTTAGCCTCGACATATTTCGCGTATTCCATACCGGCTACCCATACGAGATATGTTTTGTTAGCGGGAAGTTCACGGGCGACAGACCGGGCATGTTCAAGCCCTTTGGCATGAGCTTCATCGGCACCTTTGTTCCCTTTAGGATTGCCGTCCGGTCTGACACGGCGGTTATACTTGAAAGATTCAGCAATGATTCTTCCGTATTGTACCACAACATACCCGATGGAGTTGCGTAGGTTACCCGTGTGATCGGTATAACTACCGTGTTCGCGGGCGTACTTCACCACTCTTTCCCCCAACGCCGACAACCATTCTACAGCTTTTCGGTCGTACTCTTCTTTTGCTCGCGCAAATTCAAGTTCCACCTCACGCCAGTTGGTACACTTTACAGCCATAATCTCGTGTTTTCGTAACGTTGTCCGCTTTTGTAGAATCCCTGTACCGGATACGACGCCGTGTCCTTGTCTTTCGGTTTGGCCTCAGTGCGGAGCGAACGGTCGAAGATGTTGAATCCTCGGCTGTCGAATATGCGTACTTTCGTCCCGATAGGAATTGGCTGTGTATCTGCAGGCATCGTAACCTCGAAAGAGTAGAGGAAGGCATCCCCGTTTTGCCCTTTGATTTGCTGTGCTCGTCCATTCTGACGGGCATTGCATCGTCCGATGACACGCCATTCATGCGCACCTTCGATCCACGAACCATCAGGATTTTGCGAGGCGTCCTCCTCGTACCACATTTCGAGCGTATAGGGGAATCTTACCATTGGTCGGAAATGTCGGTAATTTTCGATCGAGTATCGAACTCTTCGGCAATATCGTCCAGCCCGTTTTCCTTTGCGATATGGAAAATGCGCTTTTCCAGTTTGTCCGTGTACGACAATGAATAGCCCCCGTTGCTCTCACTCGCAAGAACAATGAGATTTCGCAGAATGGCGATTGTGGCTTTTGCCACGCTAATTTTATCGGTTACCGTATAGTCTGCTTGAGTGTCTATTCCCTCGTCAATGCAGGCCTTTTCTTTGAGGAAAGGATCCACATCGTAAGGATACAGACTTGCCGATATTGCCTCGAAATTCTTCATACAACTACGATTCTACGGTCAGCGAATAGATGCCGTTGATTTCGGTGATAACCGGAAGTGACAGCGACTGTGCTTTCGTGAACTCTACGCCGTTAGAGTTGTCGGTTTCGCCCTTGCCCCACTGTGAAATGCGGATGCGTCCGTAGTTAGAGTAGGTGACACCCGGCTCTTGCCGCAGCTCGTTGTCGGCATAGGCGTTCTTGATGACGCCCAGTTTGCCCGCAGGTACGAACACGAGGTTCTTGTCGTTCCACGGCGAATACTCCGTAAGTTTACCGTTATCCTGAATACGGGTCATGCGGCGGATGACTTCGAATGTCGGGAATCCGTTCGAACGCATAAACTCGTTCAGGTTCGCCAGCAACAGCGGTGTGGACGACTTGTCACTACCGAATACCGCCAACTTCATCTTCTTGTTGCGGAGGATATACGACAGGCGTTTCTGCGAGAGCAGAATGCGGTCGAACGTAACTTTGTCCTGTGCAGCATCGAGGATGGCTTGAATATCCTCCAGCGTATCGACCGTATCTTTATTGCCATCCGTCCATAACGTTTTCGCGGTGGCAATGTTCTCGCTCGGCATTTTGTAGTCGATCGTACCGCGCACACCACCCTCTGGGTTATTGGACGCGTCAAACGTGAATACGCCTTTGTTCGACAATGCTCCGAGGAAGATGATGTCCAGTTTCGATTGCACGGAGTTCACGACCTTCGTAACATTGTTCCACATCAGATTGATGAGCTGCTGTGTCTTGGCCGAATCGGACAGCATCCGCGAATCGAGAATCTGCAACACCTTACGATACTCTTCGATAGGCATCGAATAAGACATCTGGTGGGTTAATACCTTCTGCTTGATCGTTTCCAGTCCCTCGGTTCCCATGATAGGCTCCTTACCTTTGGAGTCGAGCGTTGCAGCGGCGACGCTCAAATTGTACGAGCCGATCAACTCCTCGAAGTTCAGTCCGACGGTGGGGGTGTCCCAGTCGAGGAATCGCTCGTAAATATTTTGGTCGAATAGCCGCTTACGCAGTTCAGAGGCGGCATCGATGCGAATCTGCACCTGTTTAGTCAGTTCGCCGAAAATGGATGAATAAAATACTTCGTTCATTGTTTACCTCCTCTTTTACTGTCGTACATACTTGATTTCGGGGTTGTTCTTCAGGCTGTAACCCTGAAGCCATGCAGCAGGGACGGGATAGGCTACATCCTTGAGGATGATACCTGCATATCCGGCCGATACGGTCTGGAATCCGTTATTGGCGGAATAGACCATGTCGGTTTCGACAACTGCATCAGGCAGATTGTCGTCCGAGAGGACATCTACGCCTTCAGTCGCACCCGTTACGGCCGCTGCGAACGTGATCACATCGTAATCTGCATTTTTGGTATCAATGCTTTTTACGGTCGAATTTGACTCGCCGACCTTAACCGCATCTCCTACTTGGAGCATGGAACCCTTCTTGACATGTGGAGCAGTGGTTGTGCCGCCCGACAGAACACGTGCACTCTTGCATATGGAACATTCCATGTTGTCGAAGTCGAGCTTGATCGGCGTACCTTTGGGAATCTTTGTCCCTTCGGGATAGGTTCCCTTCAGTTTGAAGTCCCCCGGCAATACGGCGAACTCACCGCGCCAGAATATGGGGAAACCGCCCTTTACTTTTGTTTTTTCAAATACGATTGCCATGATTTTACGTTTTGGTTACTCTTTGTCCGGAAGTGTTTCAGCCCACGCCTTTGCGAGTTCTTTGCCCTGCGCTTCGGGCGTGGACATCGGGAATCCCGAACCTTTCCCTTCCAGCCCTGCGGTAACCAGATTTTTCTGCACGTTTGCGAGGTAGTCGCCGATCGTTTTTTCATCTGCATCGTCGGCGATGACGAATCCCTCTTTCATGCGCCACTCCGGAATACCGAGTTCTTTTGCCTTTGCGGAGATGAGATTGGCCCGGTCGTTCTTGGCCTTTTCAGCTTTCAGAGTATCGCTCTCCGCTTTGATGGCGTTGTAACGCTCCTCCTGTTGCTTCTTGTAGGCTTTGAACCACGCAGGTTCCTCATCGTCGGGTTCGTTTTTTTTGCCCTGCCCGCCCCCATTTGCAGGAGATGCCTCACTCTTTGCCTTGAGTTCGTCATACAGTCCTTTCAGTGCGTTGTACTCGGTGCGTGCACGATCAGCGTCAGACTGGAAAACTTTAAGGAAAGGTTCGACCCCGCTGACTGCGGTTTCAATTTGCGATTCATCGGTGACGGATTTTTCCAAAATGGAGGCTACTCCGTCGAGAGCCTTCGCTCCGAACCCCAAATTAGAATACTTGGTTTTCAGCGCTACGAGAATTTTCTCTTTCATGTTTTTTCGTTCTATATGGTTTCGAATAAATCATCATATTCGCACAAAAAAGGTCTGTCAGCCGACGCCAACAGACCCACTAACAATTACATGAAGGTTATATCGTTCTGCAACTGGTGGGCTGCGACTTCACAGCCTCTGCGACAAAAGTCAGTATGTTCGGCACATTATGCAAATTATTTTAAGGAAAAATTCGTTAAAAAAAGAGGAGAGCAATTCTCACTGTCGGAAAATAGCTTTATTGAAATGATTCATTCCAAAAAGTGCGAAAAATAGTGCAAGAAGGAGAGGTATCCCGCAATGGGAAATTAGATTGGGTTTGTGTCTAAATTGTGTGCCCGACTAAAAACAAACCAGTCACCTACAGGGCTGTAAGTGACTGGTTTTCTGTGTGGTGCCACCGGGAATCGAACCAGGGACACAAGGATTTTCAGTCCTTTGCTCTACCAACTGAGCTATGGCACCATC